CAAGTTCTTTCTTGTCCAAACCCGGAGTGACATACTCCAGTTGGTTCAGAAGCTCTTTGGTATCAAACAGCATTTTTGAAATGATCCTCCACAGTGTCCAGCCAGTTGATTGTCCCACGAAGTGTGTGCATCAGATGAGATAAGTGGTATAACTCAAGTGACTCTTTGTCAGTACTATCGTTGATGAAGGCTTCTACCTGTCTTGCGATAGATATACACCATTGTTTGGAAATAGTAGCCACATTATCTTCATCCATGAATGACAGACAGTTCGTGAGCGCGTCTGCTTGCCAGTTGGCCGTTTCCGACAACATGCTGAGAGGAACGGTCAGCATGTTCCCAATATCCTCCTGTCTGCTGGGGCGAGTGGAACACCGTTTCCATTCCTTGATTGTGACCTCCAGCATCTGTCCATACGTTGTTTTCAGTTCCGTCAACTTGTCGAACATCGTGTATGCCGCCATGCTTATCTCCTGACCAATCGCACGTTGGGGGAAGGTTTGACTACCCCGGTCGATGCATTGACTTCAAGCAGTCCCATAGCCGACATAACTTGTATGACTCTGTAATGCGCAATGCCCGCTTCGTTTATGTTGTTCTTGCCTCCACTGGCCATGTACAGTCTGTTCGCTTCCTCGATCAGTGCTGTGTGTGTACGGCCCACCTCTCGCAAGTTGATGATGAGTTCGGTCGAAACCTCCATGCGGGGACGCTTCGTTGTCCTTCGGTAGTTCTGCCTGTCACGCAATTTGACCTTGGCATTCTTGGCAGGGAAACCGGGTTTCTTTTTTCTCACCGACTTGTTGGTTTTTTTCTCTTGCATTGGTTCCGACAGGTCAGACACGTTTTCGTCTGAACTTTTTTCCTCTACGCCAGCGTCATCACGGTCGTCTTCGACCGTGTCGGACACGTCAATCGTGTCTCCTGCCAACACCTTATCGATGAGCTTGCGGATGTATATGCGGGCCTTGGCAGGCGTGATAACATCCACATCATCCACAAGATACGGCAGTTTCTGGAGCCGCGATGCGAGTCTGTCGTTCGGCCAGCTTGCGGCTGTTTTGTAATTCAGCCGACCCAGAACGGCGATGGCTGATTTGCGTGAGACGTTCATTGATGGTCCTTTCATGAAAAACCTTTTCTCATATTATATTATACGCACGAGACCCTGCCCAGTGGACGAAACTATTTTCAAAAAGTGCTTAGAACCGAAACATTTGCCAGAGACCGACACTCAGCCACGTAGACGCATCGTGCGGGACTGAAGGGGCTTTCCCTCAGCACAATCCAGTTGAGGCGGGTGAAGGACAGCTCCTTCTCCCTGTCCGTCTGGTTGATCCCAAAGAGGCCTGTGACGTGGGCCAGCTTCCGCTTGTCCTCAGAGAAGTTGCTCATGGTCATCGTGGTGGCTTTGTAGGCCTCAGCGTTCGCCTGAGTCGCTGTGATGACGAGGCAGTGGTACTTCTGGCTGATGCCCCGTAGTCGTTTCCAAGTCTCATTGATGCACTCACGCCCTTCCATGCCGGGGTAGGTCATGTCAAGGTTGTCCGCATAGTCAATGATAATCACGTCCGGGACCCAATCGTTCCGAATCCAATCCTGAAGGATGGACTCGATGTTCATCACAGACAGCGTTCCCGATGGGTAGCACCAGAGCTTCCAATAGCTCTGCTTACTTCGCACGTAGTTGCGTGTAAACTTCTTCATCATCTTCCACGCCGTCTTCGTATTTAGCCCGTTCTTGAATGTCTTTGTCTTGAAATTTACATGTGCCTTACTAGGTTTTCCGGGAACTTTTGTGACCGCTATGTTGGTAGGATATCGCACCTCCCCCGGACGAATCGGACGGTGACTCAGACGAGAGGCGATACGGCGAACGACCTGACCTTGCGTCATGTCACCCACCTCGAAGAAAGCAACCCTACGACGGTCCTTGACGGCGTGATAGGCCATGTCCAACAACCAGAAAGATTTCCCACGCTTCTCCGGACCCTCGACGGCAATGAAAGCGTCTCGCTCCAACGCCGTCCCGAAGAATTTCCCCAACGCACCGGGGTACTCGATGAGAACATCACTTTGTTGTTCGAGGGCCTTCCGGAGAACGTCCTCGTCATTGAGGACGTTGACACTTTCCCCCAGACCCAGCTCGACCCGGTTGAAAGCCAGCAGACGTTCCTCAGCCGTACCGATGCTGGCTTCGTCCATGTCATCCCGAAGATTCTCCAAGAGCCGTTCGATACTGACCCGGTTGAAATACCGCCCGGCGACATCGAGAATGTAATCACTGTTGCTATCCCGTTTGAGTTGTTTGTACGCCCCGGCCACGGCGTTGATGTAGTTGTGAACAGTGGTGACGAGTTGCTTATCATCGATCTTCTCAGACCACTCGTGGAAGATAGGCTCGATATTTCGCATCGGAGCCCGACCATACTTGGTGTGGTATTCGAGACACCACTGAGCAACGATGTTCGCCCAGCGACTGCGGAACATCCCCACGCGCCAACGCCCGGCGATGCGACCCAGTACGGCAGAGTCCACAATCATTCCAGTGAGAACGATATGCTCATCTTGGTTGGAGATAGTTTCGATTTTCATCAGTCGCGATACTCAATAGTGGCACTGTTTTCATCTTCCTGAACAATACGGGTGCCGCCATCATCCCAACCACCACTACGTTTAGCGGCACCCCCATCAGCTATTTCCTTGGCCCGGACAATACCTGAAAACTTTTGACGAAAACTATGCGCACAATAAGCGGTGGGTACAAACTCTCCGTCTATGTTTTTGCAGTACCATCTGAGAACTTCAATGATCTCTTTCTTTGACAAGGATGAACCTTTCCTCAACAAAGCAAATTCCTTGGCCCAGACCAAGGCCTTGATTTGTCCATGTATTTTCCTATGCTTGTTCAGGGCCTTGACGAACGTGGTAACGCAACACCTTTCCCAAGACGTTTTGGTATTGGTATTCTTGTCATTTGAAGTTGAAAAAAGCACACCGTCGGGAATGGTTTTTTTATTCCCGACAGTTTTATTAGTAGTTCTATAAGCATTTGGGTGTCGTTTTTCCACGGTGTGTATTTTCGAGAGGATAGTATCTTTTTTTCCCTCCGGTGAGAAATCTGGTTGGGTGGGACGTTTAGGATGCATGTTTACACGTATGAAATGACCTGCGATTCTGTTCAATTCGTCACGTGTAATTACGTCCTCAATCAGCCCTATTTCCATCAAATATTTCTTAGCTTCTATCACACTCGCGCGACAGATGCTTGTTCCCTTGACAATGTAGTCTGTCGTAGCTTTGGGTTGGTTGGTTTTTTGCCAAGCTCTGGTGTAGCACAAGAACATATAAACCATCATCGCATAGGGACGCCTTATCTCATCCTGTTTTACTAACAGTTCAATCGTACTCATTGGAGGCACAGAGCTGCATTTTTTACTTGGCATCGGAAGAACCTTTCATCGTCAGTTGTCTAGGAACATTTTTCTCAGCCGTTTCACCGCCGATGGTGACGCCGACCCAGCATCCCCTGTCTCCAACGAGACGTTGAATGTCTCCCCCGGAAATACAGAGAGATCGTTGGCCAGCTTCGTCGAACATTTTCTTCCCGACTTGTCGGTGTCAAAACAGACCACCCGTACGGGGTATGCCGTCATCCGGTTGAACTGGTAGCTGGAGTAGTTGACGCCGAATGTTGCGACAGCACCCGGACCTATTCGCCAGACATCGGTGGGGCCTTCGCAGATGATGATCGCCTGACGTGCATACTGCTCGCCGTACAGGACATGCTTGAGGGGAACGGATTCGTCCTCTGGCTTGGCTGAGATGTACCGGGGACCTCCTCCCGCCTGCCTTGCGATGGAACGGGTCGTCCAACTGACAACGTCATCGTCCTGATAGACCGGGATGAACAACCGCCATGCCAGCGATGAAGACAGCCCGATTCCCTGCACATTCCACAGCCGCTCTATTTCGTCGGGGTCGAGGCCACGGTCTTTGAGGTATCGCTTGTGCGCCCCTGCCAGAGGACCCACCCCGCCGGGGGTCTTCAGCGTGCCCCGGCGTTCGAGGCGATGGGGGGCCTTGTGGACGATACGGTTGCTTCGCAGCCATGCCCGGACTTGGGTAGGGGTCCAGTGCGTTAAGAGGCACAGCGTCTCTGTGAGGCCCTTGTGACCGCATCTCCAGCAGTTGACGTATCCACTGGACAGCGAGAAGCCCATGTGCCACTTGCGTGTACCCTCCCCACAGAACGGGCAGTCAAACTGCACCCACCCCGTACGGCAATGGTGATGCCCTTCGGTCTGGTAGGGTATGTTCAGGGTGTCAAAGAGGTCCGTGAAATCGCTTGACATAAATATCCCAACTTATTGGCAGGTTATTCTTGCGGGAAGTCTTCACGAACTTTTTCGAGCATCACTTCTTCGATGGCATCCTTCAGGGTCTTCTGCCGCCTCGCCGCCCACGCCTTGAACCCGGCTTTGATTTCCGGTGACATGTCCTTGATGTACAGGTCTACGGTGTCTGATATTTCCTTCATCGTGTGTCCTTTCGTTGCAATGCGTTTACCAGTTCATTCCAAATGTTGAGGCGATTACGTCCACCTTTTCGTCCGTCCAGCGTGTCGGACACAATGCCCTGCTTTGTCTGTATGATTTTGCACAGCGTTTCTTCGATGGTGTCCTTGGCTACCCAGTAGAGAATTGTCACCGGGCGTTTGGTGGTCAGGCGGTGGATGCGGTCCTCCGCTTGGATGTGGTTGCCGGGAACCCAGTCGAGTTCGGCAAAAGCCAGCGTGTCTGCCGCTGTCAGGGACAGCCCGACTCCAGCGACCTTGATCTGGCCGAAGAATAATCTGACCTTCTTGTTGGTTTGAAAAACATGGACGGCCCGCTTTCGTTTCGATTGGGTGACTGTCCCGTCAACAACAACCGAAATACCTTTGAAATTATCCCGCAACTGTTTGATGATTTTTCGGTGAGACGCCATGATGACCAGCTTGCCGTTGGACTCTTCAAGAAAACTCTCGATGCGTTCAATCACAGCATCGACCTTTCCCAGAGCCGCCAGCCGCTTGAGGTACCCGATCTTGGTGAGTTGTTCGGCCTTCGATGCGCGGCTGGCTTTCGCCGTAGACGATTTCGACAGCCAGCCCAAGAAGTTCGATACGGCCTCTGCGTAATCTTTGCGGTTGTCAATTTCCAAGGGGATAACGATCCGGGTCTTGGGAGGTAGTTCTGGCAACACATGTTTTTTTAATCGTCTGATCATCATCGTAGACCGGAGACGATCATGAAGCTCCTTGATGTTTGTCGCCCCTTTGTACTCCCAACCCCACGGTTTGCGTATGGGATCGCAGTATCGCCAGCGGAACAGGCTGATATTATCGAACACGTCCGGGCGTATGAGGTTGACCGTGGTCCACAGCTCAGACGGGCGGTTCAACAGAGGCGTGCCGCTGAGTGCAATGATGTGGGGGATGCCCTTGGCTAGATTCCGGACGGCTCTTGTCCGCTTAGCCATTGGGTTTTTGCAGAAATGAACCTCATCAAGTATCAGCGTCTTGGGATTCATAGTGAGAATCCACTCGCGCCAATACTTCAGTATTTCGTAGTTGATGATGGTGATGGATTGGAATTTGTGGAGACGTTCGCGAATCGGTTTCTGGCCGTTGAGGATTTCACAGGGAATCCCTAACACCTCTTTGATCTCAGACTGCCAGACCCACTTCAGGCTGGATGGGCAGACAACGAGGGCAGGCTGCGCGTCAGGCCGTTCTTCCAGCCATCGCAGAGCCTGCCTCGTCTTGCCCAGACCCATCTCGTCTGCCAGCAAAGCCCGCCCACCGAATGCGTGAATTTTGCGGACGCCTTTACGTTGATAAGGTAGATCGGACGGCATGTCTGACTTCTCCTAGAGCCCTTCGGATACGGTAGAACGACCATCCTCTTTCGTTGCGCAGATGGCGTTTGACAGCCCCCCAGAAAAAGCGATACCCCCTTGCCGCCTGCGGCTCCTTCTGTACGTCCGATGGGGGATCGGAGACGACATGTAGGATGGTCTTCGCGTCCTCTCCCATGTCACAGAGAAGATCGATGAACCGTGTGTTATCGCGACATACTCTGGGGGGTGCATTTGCACTGGAGTCCTTGTACGTTCGGTGAGTTAGTTCCCTGCGAACTTCTGACTGCAACCGGGTCTTAAGCATCCGGACCAGCAGGGTCGAAAACTCCCCCCGGTCTTTCTCGTGGAGTTGTACCGCTTCCATGAATATGAGATCGGCGCATCCCTTCAGGTCACTGAGATCGATATTCCACTTCGTATGAAACTCGAAGCAGACTTGAGAGATCAGGCGTTCTGACTCGACATACAATTTTTCGACTCGTACGGTGTCCTTCATGTGGTCAGCCCTTTCATAGGTTTTTAGAAGTTATAGGGTAGTTCGGAACCTGTCAAGCGGTCTTCTTACTTTTTTTCAGAAATAATTTCCTTGAGGGCAGACAGCATTCGTTTCAGGGTGGATATCCGGATGTCTTTGTCACCCGTCAGGTACTGGTGTACCGTGGGATACCCTAATTCTGCCCGCAGGGACAGCCTGTGCATACTGATACCATTATCTGCCAACTGTTTGTTAATATCTTCCTTCCAGTTGTACGGCAGAGTGGGCTTGTTCTTTTTGGTCATGAGGATGCCTTTCGTTTCTTGGGCAGGGGATTTTCCTGCACATAGTTGCGCATTTTTTTCCGGAAGACCAGCGACAGTTTGTTGGCGTTCCACAGGCCGTGCATACAGATCAGGTTTCGCATCATCTGATCTGCCACGTTTTCTATCTCAACCTTTCTCATCTTCTTCATCTGCATTCTCCTTGGGGGTGGGGACGCTGGTTGACACCGGACAGCCCTTCGCAGTCGCTGACCATTCGGCCAGAAGTGTATCCGATGGGTATCTCCCGTTCTTCATCTTTCAACACCCACAGGTGGGCTTGGTTGGCCAGATCGACCTTGCGTGATTCCGCTGGATACAGTTCCATGCCCTCGCACTCTTTTCCAACCAACAAGTTTTTTATTTCTTGCAGGTCTCTCCAATCGTGGATGGGTGATTTGTCTATACGGGAGATGGACAGATGCACGACATCGTGCCGCCTGTCTACTGTTACTGCGTACTTGTCGTTGACGTACCGGGGCATGGAGACACGGTCTTCGATGCATTGCCGGGCTTCTTCCCGCGACATGGCAGACATTGCTGTCAGTGTATCGATCAGTGTATTGACGTGTTCCATTGACGGTTGTGCGTCTACTCGTAGGAATGGTTTCATTTGTTTCTCCTTCTGAAATTCAGGCACGCTGGCGAATACGTCCCGGATTGTTCGTCGTATACCGGGACGATTTGACAGCGGCGGTTAATGGATGCTCCTTTTCTGATGGGTGCGTGCCAGTGACATTTCTTGCTCGATTGCCAGCGACACGGCTCGCACGTCAGTGGGGGTTTGTTTGTATCCATGCTGCTCCTTTCATGATTTGATGACGTGGTGATGTTGATGTGATTCGCTCCAGTGTGACGAGAAAGCCAAGCCATCGGGTCCATAAACAGTGACGGGGTTTAATGGTCCGGTGCCGTGGTTCCAAGCCGTTCTGAGCCTTGCAAGTGCTTCTGCATACTCAACACATTCCTGCTCTGTCCCGGTGAAAACCGGGTTGTGCTTGTTGTATTGATCGTGGACTTCGAACATGGTATTCCTTTCGTGGTTTGATGATGTGAAAATTAAGACAGAAATTAAGACAGAAATTAAGACAGAAATTAAGACAGAAATTAAGACAGTTTTTGA